CGCAAGTCTGATCATAATCCAGATGAGCAAGGGTGGGTTCGTGCCATTGACATCGACCGCGACTTACACAAAGGCGGAAAGCCAGATCTTATGCCAGACATTGTCGATCAGGTTCGTCTCGCTTGCAAGTCTAAGTCAGAGAAGCGAATCAGTTACATCATATTTGATGGGCGTATCTGCTCCAGCATCCTTAACTGGAAGTGGCGCAAGTACACAGGATCTAACAAACACATCAAACACGCGCACTTCAGCTTTAAGAAAGAAGCTGACGATGCTGGGGCTTTTTTTCAAGTACCTATGTTAGGAGCAAAAGAATGAATGAACTAAAGACAGCAGCAGGATCTTGGGCTAGAGCCTTCTTAGTAGCAGCAATCTCAATGTATGCAGCTGGGGTCACAGACCCACAGGCACTTATCGCAGCTGGTATTGCATCGATCCTTCCACCTGTACTGCGCTACCTTTCACCTAATGATCCTTCTATGGGCATTAAGAAGTGACACAGTCAGACTTCTTCACGCTTTACCTCGCCACCATTGCAGCACTTGGCGGCTTGTCTGGCTATGTAATCACACACCTATTGTCTGAGATTAAAAGACTCAACACGCGAGTCGATGAGATCTATAACATACTTCTCGACAGGTAACATAGTGCCATGGCAAGAAAAGCAACTAAGGCTCTAGAGGAACAAGGTTACTCAAAGCTTGATGCCTACTGCATTGGACTTTATGAATATTTCTGCTCGCTTAAAAGAGCAGGGTTTCCAGAGGACATTGCCATGTTCATGATTACAGAGCCACAGGCTTACCCACATTGGATCTTGCCCGATGGGATACCGCCAGAGAAGTTAGGCGATTACATAGATGAGGATGACGATTAAGCGAATCGTAGTCGTTTCAGATCTTCAAGTACCATATGAAGATAAGGTAGCAACTCGCAATCTTGCTAGTTTCATCAAAAAGTTTAAGCCTGACCAAGTAGTCACCATTGGCGATGAGATTGACCTACCCCAGATAAGCAAGTGGGAAGAAGGGCGCATGGGCTCTTATGCTCAAACGCTAGATGATGACCGCAATCAAGCTGTGGACTTGCTCTGGGAGTTAGGCGTAACAGATTGCATTAGGTCTAACCACACAGATCGCCTGTACAACATCATCATGGCTAAAGTCCCAGCATTCGGGGCATTGCCAGAGCTGCGCTTTGAGAAGTTTATGCGCTTCGATGAGTTAGGTATAACCTTCCATAAGAACCCAATGCCTATTGCATCTAACTGGATTGCAGTCCATGGAGACCACACACCCATCAAGCCACAGGGGGGCTTATCAGCCCTTGAAGCGGCTCGTAGGCATGGAAAGAATGTCATCTCAGGTCATACCCACAGAGCAGGGCGTTCAGCCTTCTCAGAGGCTTCTGGGGGTCGTATAGGGCGTGTCCTACATGGTGTCGAGGTAGGCAATCTCATGGACTTTAAGCAAGCGGCTTACACTAAGGGAGTTGCTAACTGGCAACAGGCATTCGCCATCATGTATGTGCATGGCAATAAGGTGCAAGTCGATCTCATTAACATCGAGAAGGACGGGACATTTATTGTCGCTGGAAAGACCTACGGCAGACCTAGATAATCGTTATCATTTCGTTATCAGAATGTGCTTGATTCGTCTGGGGTTTATGCAACACTAAAGCCATGACAAGCACAACGACACTAATCAAAGAAGAATTTTGGACACTTGTATGTGAGAAGCATGGCTTTACTTGTGACTTCAAGACAAAGAAGCAAGCTTTACAATGGAAAAATAATTCATCAATGTGGTGTGAAAAGTGCTAACAACTACTACAGAAAAGGGCGAATAAAATGAGCTTTGAAATGCCAATGATCGTGCTGCTTTTAGCAGCTAATGCATTATGGTACTTGGTCGGCTGGGCTAAGGGTTTTAATGAAGGCAAGCGCGAGGGTCTAATCGTTGCTAAGTCATTTCAGCGAGTGACAACAGATGCGCGCTAATGAAATCTTACTCACCGCCACCGACACGATCCGTGATCGTGGGCTGTCATATGGTCACCCTGCGGATAACCTGCAACACACCGCAATGCTGCTCTCAGCATACTTACAAACACCGATACACGACTATCAGGTGGCAGGGATCATGGTCTTGGTTAAACTTGCACGGACTAATCAATCAGCACAACACATCGACAACTGGGTCGATCTCTGCTCTTATGGCGCACTCGCAGGGCAGCTAGCCACAGAGGAAAACGAACTTTATGTTTAATTTAGCCGATTACGAGCCAGTAGAGGTGAGACTTGAAAAGTTTATTAAGGACTATCCAGCGTTCCGCATATCAACTGAGTTGGAAGTTGTCGAGGCTACTCGATACATTGTTAAGGCGTATCTATTTAAGAATGCTGAAGATGGCGTTGCATGGGCAACAGGGTACGCTGAAGAAACAGTTACTAGCAGAGGCGTTAATCAGACTTCAGCATTGGAGAATTGCGAGACTTCAGCGATCGGCAGAGCACTTGCAAATGCAGGTTATGCTCCTAAAGGAAAGAGACCAAGCCGAGAAGAAATGACTAAAGTCGTTGCTACAAAAGTAGTAAAGCCAGCAGTTCAAGATGTTAAGGCAGATGATCAGGATTACTGGACAACACCTGTCAATGAGTTTAATAAAGTAGTCGATGCGCCTGTCACACTTGACAAAGCAATGGATCTTGTGCAGGACATTTTAGGCACTGGAGAAGCTGTTGAATCACCAAGCTGCGATCATGGACATATGCAATGGCGTGAAGGTGAGAAAAATGGTAAAGCGTGGGGTGGCTACTTCTGTAATACAGCGATCTCATCAGCTCATCGATGCCCTACAAAATGGTTCAACCTTGGATCAGATGGAAAGTTTCATCCACAGAAAGCGAGAGTCTAATGGGTAACATAGGAATCAAGATAAATGGTGAATGGGTTGATCTCATGTCAGCATTCGTACCATGTCAGCTGTGCAATGAGCCAGTTGCAATCAGAGACTTAGAGGACATATCTTCAGACTCAGTCAATGGCGTTGTTACATGGCAGTGCTCAAAGTGTAAAGCTGTGAATGGCTAGTCAAGCAAGGAAGCACAGAGGTTTCCGCACAGAGCGTGTTGTCGCACAGTACCTATCGACTGTATGGCAAGGCGCATGTGTGGGAAGGGGTAGTGGCAAGGATATTGTTAATGTGCCGTTCGATGTTGAAGTCAAAGCCCGCGCTGGGTTTCAACCGAAAGCATATTTAGCACAGCTGAAAAGTCGCACAGCCATTTCGGGGGAATTAGGCTTTGGGGTTATCAGACTCAATGGTCAGGGTGAAGATGCGCGTGAGTATGCCGCGATCATTAGACTAGAGGATCTCTTGCCACTACTCATATTAAAATATGGTCACCTAGACAAAGAACCTACTGAGGCAGACATAGACCGATGCTCTGGATGTGGGTCATACATGATAAGGAAGTGCTTAACTTGCCAGCCTACGATTACAAATGCTCACGATGCAATCTTAATCAAGAGATCAATCATGGATGGCACAATAGACCAGTAGTGCTATGTAACTATTGTAATGAGCCTATGGTCAAAGTTATAGCTGCAAATCCAATTCACTTCAAGGGCAAAGGATGGGGCAAAGATTGAAGATTCTAAACTTGTATGCCGGTATAGGTGGCAATCGTAAGCTATGGGGCGATGAGCATGAAATTACATCAGTAGAGCTTGATGATCGTATTGCGACAGTCTATTCCAGTATGTTTCCAAAGGACACAACTATTCAAGGTGATGCACATGAGTACCTATTAGAGCACTTCCAAGAGTTTGACTTCATTTGGTCAAGCCCACCATGTCCTACACATTCAAGGCTAAGAAAGCATGTCTCCATGAACACTGGCTCTATGCCGGTGTATCCAGACATGACCCTTTATGAGGAAATCTTGTTGTTGCAGCATTACTTCAAGGGTTATTGGGTAGTAGAGAATGTGCGCCCATACTATGAGTACTTGATCCAACCTACTGTGGTGCTAGGCAGACACCCTTACTGGATGAACTTTGATGTCGAACCTAAGCACTTTGGTTCGGATGGCATCACATCAAATGGAGCTGCAGAGAAGATTGCGAGCAGCTTTGGTTATGACCTATCTGAGTATTCATTACCTGATAAGCGCAAAGCTTTACGCAATGCAGTCAATCCAGAAATGGGTCTTTACATCTTAAATAGTATTCCACAACCTGTGGATAACTAGGGGCGGAACTTAACTCTGAACGAGAAAAGAACACGACTTATGCACATATTTGACAGGTATGGTACGCTAACGGCGCAGAGCCTCTCAAAGGCTCACCGCGAGCCCCTTAGGGGCGTAGCTCGCGGGGTGCTAGTAGCTATTGGGATAGCTCTATGCATTATGCCTGAAGCAGGTGGATCTAAACCCAAGCAATATGTTACCTATAAAGAATATGCATTACATCTATTACATTATGACTATAAGCAAATGAAGTGCTTAGGTAAGCTCTATGGTAAAGAGAGTGCATGGAATCCTGAGGCTCGTAATGGTAGCCACTATGGAATACCACAGGGTAGATCGGTATGGCTAAGAGATCAAGATGGTTATGCTCAGGTACGATGGGGCTTAGGATATATAGAGCATAGATACAGCACACCATGTAAAGCCTATGAGCATTGGAAGTTAAAGAATTGGCATTAGATAAGCTCAACAGCAGACGATACAGGGTGCAGCGTGAGCGCGTGTTTAATCGTGATGGCAGGGTGTGTCAATTGTGTGGCACAGATGAGGGCGAGATGCATATCGACCACATAATTCCACGCAAGGTGGGTGGAGATCATAGCCTTGATAATCTAAGAGTGTTATGCAAGTCATGCAACCTGCGCAAGGGTGCGCTCAATGAGGGGGTTTTTTTAGCACAAGGGGCTAC